TTCTTTACCACCAATATTTTTGATTTTTTCTTTGTAACCACTAGGGTCTTGAAGCAACCATAATGCTTCTGAAATTAAATCTAATCTAGGCTCAACAAACTGATATTTTTCTAACAAATGACCTAGCAAATTAACTTTTCTACCGGTCAAAGAGTCATAATCTAAGTTTACCAAACCAGAATAAAGATTGCTTTGAGTCTTTCTATCAATCTTAATTCCATTCAATTCACCTGCTTTTAAAGCGCCTACTACATCGTTTTGGAATTTATTTACAGCTTGAATTCTTTTTTGACGCTGTGATTCTTGTTCTGCAAGTTTTCTAGTAATCTCTTTTTGTTTTACTTCTTGCAACTTAGGTTTAAAATTATCAGCTTTCTTACTAAGAGTATTAAGATCTTTCCATTCTTGAATTTGTTCTTCAATTTCTTCTTCACTACCAAACCTAGTAAGATGTAAATAATTTCTAGCAATAGATTCTGCGTCATTTTCATCTTCTACATTCGATTCAAACATTTCTGCATTTTCAGCAAACATTCTAAACAAACCTTTCAAATCAGTACCACCTTTTTGAAAATAACTATATGCGATAGCAAATTCTTCAGGCATTTCCTCAAAGAAATTTTGTTGAAGTTCTGCTCTAACATTATCTTCTACTTGTTCAATATTAGCTTTGATTAGTTCTTCAATATCTTTATCAGAATAATCATCTATTTTTTCTTCAGTACCATCATCTTTAACAAAAGGTTTAATAACACCTTTTTTAATTAATGATGCTACAGCTTTTCCTGTATAAGGGTTTTTTGATTTACCAGCATCTTTGTTAAACGCATTACCTTTATCCTCATCTTCATCATCATCATCGTCATCATCAGCATCGTCTTCTTCTTCTAATTCTGTAGGATCAGGAATATTATCCTCTACTTTTTCAAAAACAGATGATTTTTTAACATCATCTGGTTTATCTGTTTTTTCTTGAGACAAATCTGAAGGTGTATTATCATCTGTCTCCATACTTGCGGAACCTGCACCAAAATCATCCAGGTTGTCCAATTCAAACTCATCTACGTTAGTCTGCATAAAATATAATTTTCAATAAAGTTACTAAGTTTATTTTATCAAATCCAAATTATTTAGATTTATTCTCTTTTTCTTTATTTTTTCTGTTTGCTTCAAGCTCACTTTTAGTTTTATTTTCTCTTGCTATTTCAAGTGCAACTCTAGCTTTCTCTCTTTCAACATTTAATTTTTCTCGCGACAGATTTAATTTTTCTCGTTCAGTTAAAGATCTGTTATTTTCTTTTTCCCTATTAAAATTCATCTGATCTTGATATTGTTGAGTAGAAGTAAGACGATCCATATAATCTTGATAATCGCTCATTTTATTTTCATTGATATCTTGCATAGAACCATACCCGGCTGCTCTAATTTGAGCAACCATGATATTGTTTTCATTATCCATCTGAGCCATTTCAAGCTTAAATTGTCTTTCTTTTTCAGCTTCTGCTTCTTGTGCTTGTAACAACTGTTGTTGTTTTTGCATTTCAGCTTCTTGTGCAGCTTGAGCATTTTGTTGAGCTTGTTTCTCAATCTTAGCAAGAATATTATCTGTTTCTGCTATACTGGTAGATTTAATAATATTAGCAAGGTCATATATACTAGCGTTTGCTGTATTATTACTCATTGCTAAACTCTTAAGTTGTTCTAATAAAGCACGGTGATTTGCTTTAGTAGTGACAAAAACATTAAGATCGCGCAGCAATAAATCAGTACCATTTATTTCAAAGTTTACTTTTTCATCTAAACTTGTAACATACGTTAATCTAGTAGAAGGATTAGTAGAATGATAAAACTGTGCAAGGTCTGTTCTCATCTGATGGACACGTGGCATTAAGTAATCACTATGTTCTACAAACATCATTTCGGTTTGAGCATAAGAACCAGTAACCGCTTGTTCTACTTCTGTAGCAGACTGTGTTTGTCCTATCTGCTGTCCCATTCTTTGCGGATTAACTCCTATGACATCAAACGCTTGGGTTTTAAAATACTGAGCTAATTGAATACGAGACATTAAACGCTGAGTTTGTTCTAGGTTAAGAACTTGATAATGATTAAATCCAACATTATTTTCTGTATTCATCAATGTAGTATCTAAAGGTAAAATACTAAAATCACGCATTGCGACATACGCTTTAGCATAGTTACCTTTACCCCAGTCTTCACCCAAACTATGTTGAGGTAAAGCATTTTGGTCTAAAAGAACTACAGTACCTAATTCATCAATAAGAATATCTTGAATCTGATTATTGACAATATTATAACCTACTTGAAAAGGTTTCATAATATCAACCATAGAAACAGATCTAGTATTTCTATCATTAAACACAGATCCTTCTACAGGAAGTTTACACCCATACAAGTTGTTATTACCTTTAAACTGGAATTTTAATCTACCCGGTTTATCTTTTCCTACTCCTAAATAAATAGGATTAAAACCACCTGGGTTATTCATACCCCATAATGAAGGTCTATTAGGTCCTATTTTAACAGCTCCATAAACTTCATTAATCCATAACCATTCTATGTGTTCACCAAAAATTAAAGTCTCAGAAGTTTTTTCTTTTTTTAAGGTAGCGTCATAAAGAGGTTTATCTGTTACTTTATACGATTCCGTTACAACTTTTTCTATTACTTCACCTTCTTCTGTAATCTTAGTAAGATGACCAACTTTTCTTTGAGTCTTCCAGTAAACTGTAGTAACCCTTACAAAATAAGCATTGCCTGTATTAATAAGATCTTCAGATTCAGCATATACTGCCCATATTGGGTCACCACCATAAATAAAATCATCGTGCACCGACAAGAACTGACGGTACCCTAAAGATGGCATTGAGGTATTCCATTCGTGTGTTCTGGTAGGGTCGTAAAAAGAACCATCGTTTTGAACACCCTGCATAGCATAAGTAGCTCCTTTTACAGGATAATTAAGTTCTATACTTCTTAATTCTTCTTCAGTCATTAAATAACCATATTTATCAATAACATCGGAAGCAGTCATCACATCAATCTTTCCTACATAATTACCTTCAGACGTATATCTAACAGAAGGTGACTTATGGTAAAAAGTAGTAATAGGATTCCATATATCTATTTTATAATCGTTCTCTTGCATTTCAAAATGCCAGAATTCACGATCTGTAACGAGTTTGTCTCTAAAAGCTCTCTCTTCTAACTCGTCCATTTTAAATCGTTCAACATCTACATTATGCTGATGTTGTGCCCATAATTCACACATAGAGCGATAACTTTTAGTCATCGCACTTTCTATTTCAGGCATTGATTGAATTTTTTCTGGACTAAGAGCTTCTTGAACTTCAGGGTCATTAGGATCTACCCCCTGTTCTACCATAGCAGCAGCTATTTTTTGTTGAGCTTTAACAAAAAGAGCTTCCTCTACCATTTCTTTTTTAACTTCTAACTGCTCGTTGTAGGAAGTATCATCTACTGCTCTATATGAAACTGTATTGTTTCTTTTGGCAAATTCAGCACATAATACATTAACTACATTAGGAATAATAGGATAGAATTTTAATTCATTAGCACCGTCGTATTGAAAGTTTAGGGTATCTACCAATTCTGCAGTATCCGATGTTTCATCTACGATATAGTCGTTTCTATCAATAATACCTCTAGCTAACTTATAGTTTTTGAGTAATCTTTTAGCATTTCTAGATATTTGTTTAATACCCTGCCATTCAAAATAATCTACACAAGATGCTAACCAAACATCATCTTTCTCCTTCTCTGGAAGAAATTGTAAAGGTTGTACTATAAGACCAAGTCTGTTATTTCTTTCAACTTTGGCTCCCTGTTTTATTTGCAGTGCGTTAACTACTCTCATCTTATATTTTTAAAAGGAGATTTCCTAATAGATTGTTTCATCCCTCCAAAATGCTTAAAAGGACTCTTTTTCAATTTATACAAATCTTTATTCTTATCCAAATCTTTATTAATAACTCTTTTAGCAAAACCCTTATTTGCAGTCTGAACTTTTATAAAAGCTACAAGAGCGCAAAAACTTACAAGTCTATCCACGTTTAAACCATCCACATACGCTTTCATTTCCTTAATAAGCATAGGGTCAGGTATTCTTTCTACTCCGTAAACACGTTTTACTACTTTACCTGTAGTAGCATGCTCTTCGTTTATGACTTCTTTTACATATTCAATAGCGTGACTTAAAAGGTGAGTTTTAAAAATAACACCTACGTTTTTCCATCCATATTCAGATCTTACTGTAGAATTAGCGGTTAACTCTTTCAAAAACAGCATCTTATCTTTAGGTACCAAAAAGTGCTGTTTCTTTTTAAGAATCATGTATGTAATAAAAATAGGTACGTTGTTTTCTATAATAGTCCACGCATTGTACCAGGTAATAATATTTAACAACTGCTGATGTGTCTCGTTAATATCATCGTATCGACCGCACCAAGTAGCAACAATTTTATCACCTTCTATTTCAGTTCTAGATGTACCATCTTCCTCATACACAGTAACTTCTGTGGGTGCTTTGTAGACTATAATAGAACAAAGAGAATCTGAGGTAGTAGTAGCACCTTCAGAAACAGGGTCAATAGAAGCGTAATACTGACCAAAGGAAGGATCTTTACAAGGTCTTTCCCATACAGAAATGCAAGCTCGTTTATCTTTTTGTTCTTTCTTTACAGGAAAGTCCATAATAGGATAACGCATACTTCTTTTAGCTTCAAGCTCACCTTTTTCGTTATGATCAAGATCTAAATATTCTACACTATACTCTTTGTTAGCAATACGCATTTCCTGCGCTTGCAATATATGTAAAGGAAATTTAGATTCTTTTCTACTAGCTAGCGCTTCTTCTATGTTTCTAGGACGCTGAGAAATTTCAAGTTGATATTCTGCAGGGTCTAGATTTTCTTTAAGTTTTTCGTAATCTTTATCTAAAGCTTCTAATGCTTCTTGTACTAATGAATTACCATAAGCATCTATAAAAGGAGGCATAGACCATTGCTCAGGAATAAACAAACCTGTAACAGCAACTGTACCTTTTGAGTCCATCAACTTATGCTCTACACCCAAAAACTTATTTTCAATAGGACGTAGTAAATATTTTTTCAGAGGTTCACATTTGTCAAGTTCCCCTACAGAACCTCCTAGATAAAAAATACCGGTTTTAATTTGTCCTTGTCTTTGAGCAGGTTCTAAGTACTTGAAGGTTTTATCTGCAGTAGGAGCAATACCACCCTCTTCATACCAGAATTTACGACATCTGCCACCCACACCTTTTGTTGGAGATTTTTCAAAACTTCGTCCCAGAATCATAGACTTGTTACCAAAGGTTTGTTTTTTACCTCCTATAGTTTCTTCTTCTTTTTGTTCCCAGTGCAAAACTCCACCTGGATTAGTAGGACGATACCAAGCAGTATGTTGATTTAAGAAATCTCTATACTCGTT